ATAATTCTTTTGCTAATTCGCAATAATGGATAATCTTATTCCATTTCTCAGTAGGGTCTTCTCCAGCTTTATTTCGGAGTGCGTATTTTATTATATTACCTTGTATGAAATCAAGGTTATTTTGGACAATAAACTCGATTGGCTGTATCTTATAGGCTTTATAATGATTGCCACCTATTTGCTTATCTATGGCTCTCTCTGTGGCTCTATGGGGCTTTAAACGGCTTTTCTTAGACAATTTTCCCTATCCAATTACCTTTTTTATCTAAAACCATAGGAAGTAGTCTTGGAATACCATTTATGATAATTCCACACCCTATAATAAATCTAGTTCTAAAATTTTTAGCATAATTAAATGCCATAGATTTTTGGTCTATTAAACATCCTACATTCATTCCAAAAAATAAATTATCAGGATTAGCCCACCAAGATATTACAAACTTTGTATGATAATGTCCTTGAACTGCTGACATACCCATAGTTTGAGATACTTTTAATATATCTGCCGATCTACCATGTGTGAAAAAACATCTTTGACCATTAGACATTGTAAGTGTTAAATCATCTACCCACTTCCATTTCTTAGTTTCTAAGAAATCTCCATAATCTTTTAAATAGGCTCTAGGCAATCCATGTTTTAATGCTCGTCTATAAATCATAGATGAGTGGTTAGAATCTACTTCTATAAGTTTTGGAAATACATTTTCTAATTCTTTTACATATTCTTTTGCTTTATTTAATTCCATTCCAGCAGAATAAAGTTCTGGCGAGGAATCATGGAATGACAAAGAATGCTGATCGAGTAAATCGCCTATAGAAATCGTGGTATCAGGTTTAAATTCTTTTTTAATTTCTTTTAAAAATTTAATTGAATCTTTATGTTGATATGGCAAGTGCATATCACTAACTACGAGAATTATTTTATGACTCATACAAGTTGTTGTTGTATATTATTTAGATAAAAAGTAAAGAGCCTGAGTGATAAACAATAAAGCCACAGCACCCACTCCACCAATAATCCAAAATAATAATTTATCAAATTTATCGTTTATCTTTTCCACATCTTGATGCAGATGAAAAATATGATTTGACTTTAAATTACTGATTGACTTTTTTAGACCCTCTATATGACCATAGATACTTATTAAATGTTCAGAAGTATTTTTTGGTCTCTTAGCCATTAATCTACTGCACTTATGTTTATTTCGCCACTACCAGCACCATGACCAATAAAAGCTATTTTATCTCCTGACTTAAATGCAAATACTTCCACATGATCTGTAGGCATTAATAAATCATCTTCTGTTGCAGTTGGATTAGTTCCAAATTTAATATGTGCATGAGTAGTAACAGAAATTCTAACTAAACCACTCCCTGTAGTTATAACACCAGATTGAACAGATGTGTTTCCTACAGTATGTGTTTCTGGTGCAAAATCAGGGTCAATTTTTGTATAGTTTGAGATCATATTACTTTAATATCAGATATTATCTAAATTTCAATAAAGTTAAGTTTCCCCTCATCATGCCATCTTTTAATCCAATATTCGTCTTTTTCCATTTCATGTGATGGATAAGCAAAGGTTTTAGTTAATTGATGTATTTCTCTTGTGTATTTATTGCAAGTTTCGAAGAAGTTATAACCGGTAACATGAAGATCGCATTTAATATTATTTAATATCCAATAAACAGAAACTAATCCTGTTGTTGGTCTATGATAATCTAAATCATGTTGCATTTTAGTATATTCTTCCAAGTTCCATAACCAAGCATGAGGCTTATATATATCAGGCATCCGTTCCATTCGTTTGCCACCTTTTTCAGCATTAAGTCTTATGATGTTTTTAAATTCTGGGTAATAGCCTAGTTTATCGTAAAGAAATTGATGTGCTTGATTAACTAAATTATTAATCCAAACATCACAGGGTTTATCTAATATACCTAAGTTTAATCTTATAATACAATCGTATTCTGAATAGTTAGGCTCAGTTTTTAAATCTGCGTTGCCAATAAGTAGTATTTTTTTATTTGATAGATATTCAAATGGGTCAAACATTATGAATACATTACAGTATATCTAGTATAATCTTTTAGTTTATCGTTCCACCATTCTTCAGGTTTTACAGTTGCGTGTGCGTTCATTCCATTAGGTAATATTTCTCTAGCTTCTCTTGTGCATATTGTTAAAAAAACCCATTGGTCAGAATAGTGAAATATATCTTTTATAACTTCATCAATATTGTCTTCTGGGATATGTTCTAATACATCTGTTGAAATGACTAAATCAAATCTAGTATCAGGCTTTGTACTAAATTCTGGTACTGCTGGGTCATATTTAGTTGCGTTCCATGACTTAGGATGGTTTTGTGCTTTACCACATCCATAGTCTAGAATCGTTCTAATCTGTTTTGATTTTATTATTTCGTTAATGATTGGAATGTATTTAACGACAGTTGTGCCTCGCCATTTTCTATCGTTTTGATGAATAAGTTTAGCTTGTTCAATGTAAGTATCGTATAGGCTCATTTTTTTCTGGGCTTATACTTTTTAATAGCTTGTGAGATGAAGATGTTTTTATATAGAGAAACCTTTTTGCCAAACTTTTTATCAGCTTGTCTTTTAGCTGATTTATATGCTTTAGACTTTTTATTAAAAGATTTAGGTTTTCCTAATCTCTTTGGTCTAGCTTTGGCATATATAGGTTTTTTCTTCATTACTTCTTCTTTTTCTTTTTAAATGCTTTAGCTTTTTTCTTTCCAGCTTTTGTGTATGGAAATTTTTTACCTCTTACCATTGGCATAATAGACTCCTATTAGTTAGTTATTTTTCCACCCGACCACTTTGCATCAGGTAATCCGTTTGTATATTTCTTGCCATCAAATGTCAAAACCTGTTTTCTATTTGAGCCGTCTTTATATGAAACATGAATCCAACCACTATTTTGTTCTCCTGTGTAGTACTCTAAAATTAGTTGGTCAAAATCTACATTGTTTTGAATCCATAAAGCTACTTCTAAATTAGAAACACCCATTATTTCTAGATCACAAGCCTCTCCCAAACAATGCTGTGATGTTGCTTTTGAACCTATAGCTTCTGATAATTCTGGGCTACGATAACCAGATGTTATTGTGATTGGTTTGTCAAACTTTGCTCTGCAAGGCTCTAACACTTCATAACATAAATCGCCTAAATTTTTAATCTCTCCAGCACCAGCTTTATTCTTAATACCTTTTCTTGTAGCTGTTTGGCTTTTCTCAAACTCCTCTAATGTGAAGTGTTTAGATAGTTGCATTATTCTTTAGGATTATCAGTTTTAATTTGTGATATTCTAGCTTTCCAAGATTCTATTCCATTGTCGTATATTTCTTCTAATTGTGATTCCCAAGAACCATATAGTTTTTTTCTTGTTGCAATTATTTGTTGATTGTTTTCATAAGTTTGTGCTTCAGTTTCTAAAGCATCTAATTGTTCTTGAGTAGGTTTAGCAATATCTAAGTTCCATTCCTTAATGTATGCACCTTGACCATTACTGTCATCTTGTAGAATTACATCAGTTGTGAAATCTACTTCTGCATTTACATACTGTCTAATTTTATTTGATAAACTTGCCATAATTAATCTCCTATCCTGTATGCACCAAAAAAAGTATTATCTGTACCTTTAATAGTTGGAGAACCAGATGTATCTTCAATATAAACATATATTTCATAATAGTCAGTACTGCCATTTGCTTCATTCATATAATTTAAAGTTAAAGCTCTACTTTTTGCATTATTAGTTCCTTCATTTTGTTGAACTCTAGCAAATCTTACACCATTTTTATATATAGCAAGTGTTACTGAAGCTAATTGATCGTCGGTATTTGCATCTGCTTTAAGAATACAAAAAAAGAAATATTTACCAGCTACTGTAGGTGTAAACCTATAATTAGTTGTAGCATCAAACATATTATCTGTATCAAAAACTTCATCATCAAAATTAACTTTAGTATAAATTGAATTTGTTATAGTTTGGTCAGTAGACATTTTTACTTCAAAAGCTGGTGTAAGTTTAACTCCTGTTGTTTTAATTATTGCCATATTATACTCCTTAACACATTAGTGAGCATGGAACGATAAACGAACCATCTTCATAAGTTTCAATTACTGTTGTTGATAATACTTTTGCAAAACTGCTAGATTTAATATTGTCATCTGATTGTACTTTTGCAGTTCCATCTCCATTTGATTGAAGTAAATCTCCTTTAGCGATTGTTTCATTCGCTTTTATTCTAACTACAAATGAACCAACTGATGCTACATAAAAATCATTATAACCTTCGCCATCTTCATCATAAGCTACAAACACACCATACACATTTTTAGCATCTACTGTATCTGATACTTTAGACATCATGTGTTTAACATCTGTTTCTTTAACAATAGTTGCTTGGTAATCTGTACCTTTATGGTTGTAAGTAATTACATCTCCATTAGATTGACTATCTGTTAATACATGAGGTACTTTTTCTGGAATAGTTACATCATTACCATTTTCATCTTGTGTAATTATACCAAACTCTAAATTATACCAATCACACATTTCATCTAAAGTTTCTAAAACTGTTCCTTTTAAAATTGTAGGTGTTAAGTTATCTTGAAATCTTGACCAGTGCGTTCCTGTAAATCCATTGTAAGATACTGTTGAACCAGATACTGATATTGAACCTTCTTGTGTACCATCTTGAAAAAATCTTTGTAATTCACCATCAGATGTTTTTCTATTAATAGATAAAGAAGCTACATTACTTCTTGAACATTGAATTGAACCAGTACTTTCTAATACTATTCCAACTGCGTTTGGACTTATTACATCTGTTGTAGCACCAGCACCACCTGCTGTAATCGTACCAGAACTAGTGATACGCATAGTTTCTGAAGAACCAACATCAAATCTAATGTAACTTTGACCATCTAATTTAATAGGGTCATTAGATGTTTCTATATTTAGAAAACTATTATCACTATATATGTCACCATATCTTGTATTATCGGCACGCTGTAATCTTAACCTACCTCCCGATGCTACTGTTAATTTTTGAGCTGGAGAACCTGTACCAATACCAACTTTCTCTGAACTATCAATAGTAATAGCTGTACTTGTAGCATTGTCATCTATACCTGTAGATGAGAAAGTAGTTAGA